ATTTCAATGCAATAGAAGAAGCTGAAACTTTAGGTAAACACATGGCGGTCCTCAAGTGTAGACAAAGAGGATACTCCTTTAAAGGCGCTTCTATGCTAGTTAGAAATTATGAGCTTATCCCCGGATCAAAGAATTTCGCTGTGGCATCGGAACAAAAGTTTCTTGTTGGAGATGGTATCCTTACCAAAGCCTGGCAAATTATGGACTTCATAGATAAGAATACCGCTTGGTCAAAACAGCGCCTTACTGCTACACGTATGGAACGTGTAGCCGGTTTTAAAGTAAAAGACGAATTTGGTAAAGAGACTGAGCAAGGTTACTTATCAGCTATTACAGGTATTACCCTGAAGAATGACCCTGAACGTCTTCGTGGTACTCGTGGTAAACTAGTACTATTTGAGGAGGGAGGTAAGTTCCCAGGACTTGAAACAGCTTGGCAGATTGAACGTCCTGCTGTAGAGACTGACGATGGTGTAGCATTCGGACTACTTATAGCATTCGGTACAGGTGGTACTGAGGGTGCTGCATTCGACGGTCTAAAAAATATGTTCTATCACCCAGATGCATTCAATGTGTTAGGTTTTCCTAATGTGTGGGATGACAATGCTGAGAATACGAAATGTGGTTTCTTTGCTCCATCATACTGGAACCTCGAGAGTGAGGATGGTAAGTATATGGACAAGGACGGTAACAGTTTCCAGCAAGAAGCTGCTGAACGTCTGATAGAAGAAAGAAATAAAGTACGCGAAGGAGGAGCTTCACAAGAAGCTATAGATAGATTTATATCTGAACGTCCTATGAAGCCAGCAGAAGCGTGCTTGGAATTAGGAAAGAATATCTTCCCTAAGAAGCTACTAATGGATCAACTAACAAAAATCAGGACCAACACCAAGCTAGCTAATATGAAACATATAGTAGACCTAGCTTGGGATAATGGTAGAGTAGTAGCTACAGAAAAGAAATCTGGCGATATAACAACATATCCATTAAAGAAAGATGACAAACCTAAAGGATCTGTAGTTATATGGGAGTACCCGATCCCAGACCCCCCATTTGGATTATACATTGGCGGTTGTGACCCGTATGATCATGACGAGTCCTTCACTAACTCATTAGGATCGACGTTTATATTTAAGCGCGTTAGAGCAGGAGAGGCTTGGAATGATGTAATAGTTGCGGAGTATACGGGTAGACCCGACACTGCAGAAGAATATTATGAAAATGTAAGAAAGCTACTAGTATTTTATAATGCTAGACTGTTGTTTGAGAATGAACGTAAGGGTATTTACCCTTACTTCACAAACAAGCATTGTGACTACTTACTTGCTGATCAGCCAGATAAGATAATTACGGAGATCTTTAAAGATAGTAAAGTACAGCGCCGTAAAGGCTGTCACATGACTAAACAGATTAGGGCATATGGAGAAGGTCTTATACTCGAATGGTTAATGGAAGAGTATGAACCAGGACACCCTAACTTAGAGAGAATATACAGCGAACCTCTCCTAGAAGAATTAATATAGACGGACGGCGTAAAGAACGTGGACCGTGTCATAGCTCTATGTATGACAATGATATACAGGGAAGAGCTATTCTAGGTAAAGGTAGCTGCAAACAAGGAAGAAAATAAACAGGTTGAGCTCTTTGAATTGCCGTTGTTCAGTCGAAGATATTGGGAGACTGATGATGGTATGCAAGACGATATACCAACATTTAGTTTTTAATATGAACGAATTAAAGATTGTAAGAGGTAATACATTCAATACGGTAATAGAGGTCAAAGCTTATAGATACGATGGAACTCTTATAGAAGACTTTGATTTACAAACCTGTGATAGTATACAAGTAAAAGTACACAACGGAACTAAGGTTACTACTCTGCACAAGTTTACAATATGCGAAGATAACAAACTAGATATACGATGGACTTCAGACCTTGCAGTAGGTTCTTATACACTTGAAGTTACAGGTAATTTTGAAGGGCAGAGTTGGAGATTCTACGATACAAAATCAATCCTAAGTATTGTAGAGACTAATGCAGAAGCTAATATCCCACAAGAGTCTATTATAAAAGAAGACTACTATAGTGTAGACGGAAAGGCTCTTTATATTGTATGCCCTAAAGGAGAAACCGGACCTCAAGGTCCTCGTGGTGAGCAAGGCATACAAGGACCTAAGGGAGATAAGGGCGACAGAGGATTAACAGGAGCTACTGGAGCTACAGGTTTACAGGGACCAAAAGGAGACACTGGATTAACTGGTCCACAAGGACCTGCAGGACCACAGGGTCCTAAAGGTGAAACAGGTGCTACAGGCCCGCAAGGTCCTCAAGGCATTCAGGGTATTCAAGGTCCAGCTGGTCAAGACGGTAGAGATGGCCGCGATGGTACTGACGGATAGGATGGTGCACCTGGACAAGATGGAGCCCCTGGTAAAGATGGTAAGGACGGCGCAGATGGTCAAGACGGACATACTCCTGTAATCACTGCAAGTAAGAGTGGCGGTGTTACTACTATATCTGTAGATGGTACTGCTATTGCTACCATCAATGACGGACAAGACGGTTAGAATGGACAGGACGGCCAGGATGGAACTAACGGAACCAATGGTGCTAATGGTACGAACGGAACAAATGGTACCGACGGTATTACTCCTACAGTATCTGTTTCTACCAGTGGTAAAACGCATACAGTTTCATTCTCATATGGTTCAGGAGACTCTAGAAACACTAGCTTTACTGTAACAGATGGTAACGACGGATAGAATGGCACAAATGGACAAGACGCAGTAAGTCCTACACTAGCTACAGTAGCTACTAGTGGTTCTTACAACGATCTAAGCAACACTCCTACTATTCCTACTAAGACTAGCGATCTAACAAACGATAGTGGATTTATAGACGGAATGGTTATACTGTCTTACGGTAATTCTACGTGGAACGATTTCATTTCGGCATACAAAAAAAATAAAGTTATATACTGTAGAGCTAGCAGTAATAGTAACCCTGCAACTGGAAGTCAAACTAGACTTGCATTCATGGCGTATGTCAGTGATGCAACAAACCCAACTAATGTAGAATTCCAATATTATAGAAGTGTAAATTCACACAGCGATTCGCAACAAGGAGACCAAGTGTTCGTATATAAACTAACAAATGGTGGTGTATGGTCTGTTACAACGAGAGAATCCTATACAAAAATTGTTGCTGGTACAGGATTAACAAGTTCTTATAGTAATGGAGTGCTTACTATATCTTTAGCCTCATAAATAAGTTAACACAATGGTTAGAATAGAAGATAATTTATACAACTCAAGTTTCCCTCAACAGAAGCTCCCTTTGAAGAAGAAGGATGAGAAGTGGTAGCACGATTGTGTTAACTACATTATAGGTGAGGGTAACGTTACTTCTGGCGGTGCAAATACCAGATTTGGAGAAGTATAGAGTTACTATAATCTTTATAATTCAATATTCGATGAGAAGGACTTCAAACGAATCACTAATCCATTTAAAGTGGACGATGGATTCCCCGCTACTCCTCAAGATTTCAATATAATAAGGCCTAAGGTGGACCTCCTTATAGGTGAAGAGACAAAGAGGCCAATGAACTTCAGGGTAGTGAGGACATCGTAGGAAGCTACTTCGGAACTTATGGACAAAGAGAAAGAGATGCTCATGCAGTATCTTATGGCTCAACTCACATCTAAGATGGGTGAGGAAGAAGCTGCTCAGTTCCAGCAACAGCTTGAATCGGGCGAGATTATGCCTCCTGAAGCTATTGCTAAGTACATGTCCAAGGATTATAAAGACGTAGTAGAAAATACCGCATATCATACTCTCACATATTTGAGAGAGAAACTCTCGCTAGACAATGAGTTTATTAAGGGTTGGAAAGATGCCCTTATTGCTGGTAGAGAGTATTATTACGTAGGTATCATGAATGATGAACCATATATGGAGTGTGTAAACCCAGTAGAGTTCTCATTCGAGGAAGCACCAGACCTAGAGTTTGTAGAAGATGCTTCATGGTGCTGCAGACGTATGAAACTTCCTCTTGCTACATTGTATGATAGATACTACAATAAGTTAGAGGAGAAAGACTTGAACAAGCTTACAGAGATGCTTACAGGTCGCCCATCAAGTGATCTTGGTGACAGAGGACCAGTAGACGACTTTGGAGGTGGTATACAGATGCATATCTACGACAATCCTATGATGGATCAGAAGACACGTAGTTCTATCAATGTATATCACTGCTGCTGGAAATCATTTAAGAAGATATTCTATGTTACTTATATGGACGAGACAGGTACTCCACAGGTTGAGATAGCCGATGAAACATATAAAAAGACTGGCATGGAATTAGACGTAACACCAGATTGGATAGTAGAAGTATGGGAAGGATATAGAGCTGGCTCAGATTTATATTTTGGTATATAGCCTATTGAGTATCAGCATGTAAGCATAGACAATCCTAACAGTCAGAAGCTCCCTTATACAGGAGCTGTGTATAGCAATAGAAACAGCAAGCCTAGAAGTCTTGTAAGTATTCTTAGACCTCTTCAGTACATGTATATTGTATTGTGGTACAGACTTGAGATGGCTATTGCTCGTGACAAAGGTAAGGTTGTTAACATGGATATCACCCAGATTCCTAAGTCTATGAACATTACTCCTGAGAGATGGA